ACTCCCCGCCTTCACCGCCTTCGACATTGGCGCCCAGATAGGCGCGGTCATGAACCGAGCCGAAGGCCGCATCGGCATGGCTCTCCCCGTCCCGCCAATCTGACAAAGGCGCGTACCAGTCGAGCCCTACATAATCCACATTGGAATCCGACCAGAGCGGGTCGAGATGAAACAGGCGGTCCCCGCTGCCGTCCTGGGGCGCATGCCCTGAGTATTCAGACCAGTCCGCCGCATAAGACAGCTTGACCGACGGCCCCATAAGCGCGCGCACCTCGCTCGCCAGGGCTTTCAGATGCGTGACAGCGGGATAGCTCGTCCGGCTGGATCGCACCTGATTGAGCGCGACCATTTCCGACCCGATCAGAAAGCTCTCCACACCGCCCGCAGCTTTGGCGAGCGCAGCGTGGTGCAGAATGAAGCGGTCAAATCCCCAATCTTCAGCAGGGCCGTCATAACGCACAGCGTCGCCGGAAACTGAAAAGTCCGTCGCGCGCGCGCCGCCAAAAAAATCATCCACCTGCGCGCTCGCTTGCGTGCTTTGATCGGGCGAGCCCGGCAAACCCGGCGCGGGCGTGCAAGTGATCCGGCCGCGCCAGGGATAGGCGGCCTGATAGGACGCGCCATACGGGTCGTCGGCGCGCGAGGTCTGCGGAATATCCATCAGGATGAAAGGATAAAGCGTGACCTGATAGCCGCGCTGTTTAAGCGCCTTTATCGCTTGAATCACGGTCTCATCAGACGGCGTGCCGCCATAGACGGGCGCGTCATTTTGCTGGGACACCAGATGAGCACCCATCCGCGACAAGCCAGCAACAGACCAGTCCAGCGGTCGTGTGGTCTTCTCGCGCGTTTCCACGCCAGGCCGGATCCGGCATGCGCCGCAGCGCAGATCATCGCCGAACCAACTCGTCACCAGCGCCACCGATCTGACCTGTGGCAGGCGTGCCGCCAGATCCTCCAAAGCCGCCTCAAAATTGGTGAAGGCGCGGCTTGTGTGGACGTTTTCAGCCCGTTCTTCGCCTTCGCGAACCTCGCGGTAGACCGGCTCTGTCGCATAAACAAACTCGCCCGAGGCCGGGATCAGGCAGACGCCCTGAACCAGATGTTCCAGCTGCGGCTCATCGCTCTGCTCTTCGCCCGCGCCCAGCACCTCAAAGCTCAAATTGGGCAAGCGCGCGCCATAGGCGTCGAGCGGGAAATCCTCAAACACCACATAAGCGAGGCCGCGATAAGCGGGGGCCTCGTTCTCCACCGCTTCGATCAGCGGGTCCGGCGCCTGATCAGGCGCGCCCGTATGCAGCCGCATCACTGCGGCGTCATGGGCCAGCAGCTCGCCATTCGCCCAGATGCGTCCCACGCCGGACACCGGCCCCTCGCACAAGGCGACCGCGAAGCTTGCGGCATACTCATATTCGGTGATCTCCGGCCCGCCCTTGCCGCCGCCCGTGCTGCGGGTCCTGGCGGTTTCCGTGACCGGCCCCAGCCAGATCACCTGCCCGGCGAGGCGCATCCGACCATAGACGATCGGTACGAAGGCGCCCTCGGTCGAGGTCTGGACGCTGAAGCCATCAAGTCGGGGGCCTTGCTGATCGCTGGCGAACAGGCCGCCAACAAGCGACCCCGCCCCCGCTTGCAAAAAGGACGCGCCGACCTGCTGGGCGGCGGACAGGAGAAGCTGACCCATGAGATCCTCGCTTTAGCAAAAGGGGAAGGCGTATGCGCTCGCGATCCGCCCTCGCCACCATGGGCCCAGGGCGGTCTCGCACACGCGCTGGCCCCGCCAGGCGTGCAAGATGCGATCAGGCGCGCTCAGGATCGCGCAATGGCGCGCCGGGCCGTTCGGCGCGTAGTGAAACAACATCACATCTCCCGGCGCAGCGACGGCCGGATCAATCGCGACCAGCCAGCGCGCCGCCGCCTCGCTCAGAAGATCGCGCGCGCTACGCTCGGCCCAGTCCGGCGTATAGGGCGGCAGGGTTTGGGGTTCGGCGCCGTAAAACGCACGCCACACGCCGCGCACCAGGCCCAGGCAATCACACCCCGCCCCCTTCACGCTCATCTGATGATGATAGGGCGTGCCGGTCCAGCTTCGCGCTTCGTGAAGGATGCGCGACCGGTGTTCCAGCTCATTCATGCGCGCGAACTCACCTGGCGGATCAGGGCGTCATTGCCGGGCATGTGCGGGCAACCGCGAAAGTTCGCCGCGTTGGAAAAGCGCGCCTTGCAAGTCTCAAAACGTTTATCGCATCCGACTGTGAGACTGAGCGCCTCGCCCGCCTCGGCGACAGGCGCTGCGCTGTCGAGTTCAACGACCAAGCCTGCCCCGTCATCGCGCGCGGTGATAATGCGCTGGTCTGGCCAGGATGGCTGAGCGGTCCAGGTAAGCACGCCCTCAGAGAAGTCACGGGCGTCAACCGGCGCCGGAGCCAGCCCGCCCACGCGTAAAGCGCGCCGGGAGATCCGCCCCGCCAGAAGGCCGTTCACGCGTCGCCCCGGCTCGGACAGATCGACCTGACAGCGCGCATCGCCCAGCTCGGCGTCGCATTGGCGCGAAAACACCCGGCCAAGGGTGCGGTTCAGACGTGCGGACAGGCCTGAAACTTCCGCTTCAAAGCCCTGATCGCCATAGCGGATTTCGCCCAGCTCTCCGGTGAAGGCGCGATAGGTCAGCGTCGGGTCTGACCAGTCGACCCGATAAAGCGCCAAAGCGGCGCCGTCCCAGGCGCCCGCCTGGATGGCGTCCGTCGTGATCACGCCGCTATCGAGCTGGCCGAATACGGCGCCGCGCGCGGGGGAGACGCCGGTTTCACTGCGAAGATCGCCAGCGCTGAAACCTGATGCAGGCTCGCAGCTTACGCCGTCCACTTCCAGTGTCTGGTCATGATCGGTGAAGCCATAGCGGGCGCCGTCGCGCCGGGTCAGGATCCAGGCCCAGCTTAGCGTGGTCACTCCGGCATCCAGCCGCGCCTGTAGCTCGGACGGAATCTCGATCATCACGCACCTCCAAAAAAAAAGCCCCGGCGCAAGGCCGGGGCGGTGTCACACAAATCAGTTACAGGCGTCAGTCGCTCTCGAATGCGGCACAGGGTGTTTCGGGCGAAAGATGACAGTCCGCCTCCATGAAAGGCTTGAGGCGCCCTTCGATAAAATGCACCCAGACCGAACGCACGATACCCGCCAGCTCTTCATCCAGCTCGCCTGTCATGGCGAGGTCCACCGTAAAGACGGTTTCGTTCGGGCTGGCGCCCTCTTCCAGCGTCCAGGACGACACCAGATGCACCGCTCGACCGCTCAGGCCCAACGGGCCGTCAAGCCGCAATTGTTCTGGCGCCCTGACGAAGATGACGCGCGCATGCACCACGCCGTCAGGCGCGCCCGCTTCAAAGCGTTCATAGAACAGGCCGCCGACCTCCGGCTCGATCACCAGCTCTGCTGGACCGGGCCAGAATGTGTGATCCCACCAGGGCGAGACATCGCCCGTGGCGGCATCAAACACCTCGTCGCGCGGCGCCGAGATGTCCACGACGATCTGCGTTCGAAAGCCTTGCGCCTCAAACGGCGTCAACTCTGGCGAGGATTGCGCCAGAAGGGCGGCGGCAAGCATGGCGATCATCTATTCCTCCCCGATTGAATGCGCGTATCAGGGCGTGCCGGAGATCGCCTGTCCAGCCCTAAAGCCGAACCTCGACCAAAGGTATGGACGCGATCAGCGCGGCGCCTGTTTCCAGGCTCGCCTCAAGCGCATCGACATCAAACCGCGTCGGCACGTCAAAGCGGTACCCCGCCGTAATCAGTGCGCCATCTGGCGGCGGCGCGTCAAAGACGATCTCGCCGCTTGGCTCGATGCTGACCGGCGTTTCAACTCCGCCGAGCGCCACGCGAACGCTGTCGGTCTGAGGCAACGTAATGAGGCGATCCCATCGCCCGGCGCCATCGCCATAGGCTTTGCGCAGCTGAAAACGGGTCGATACGCCGTCGCCGGTTCCAATCACCTGATCGAGCGGCCCCGGCGCCGCGCCAGGCCCTGCCGAGCCATGATCAAACGGGTCGGTGAACCGGAACGCATGCAATCGCCCAAGCCGGGCTTCAAAGAATGCGACCAGCCGCGCCAGATCCGCCTGGGACCGCACGCCCGGCGCTGCGTCCCAGCGCCGTCTGGAATCGCGCCAGACCGCATTGCGCTCTTCACGGCCCGAATTGAGCGTCACGATTTCGGTGCGGCGTTCAGGGCCGCCGCGCGCCGCCAGCCCGATCGAGAGCGGGAAGCGCACATCATGAAACGCGCTCATAACCGACGCCCTCCCATGTGGACGGCGCGCGCCACTGCCGCAGCGATCTGGCTTTCTGAGCGTTTGACCCCGTCCAGTGTTTGCCCTTGCGCGATGATGGTGATGTTGATCGGCGCGCCGCCAACAGGCGACACCGCGCCGGCCTGGCCGGGCGTGAACACTTCAGGTCCGCGCTCGCCGACCAGATAGCGCTCCCCCGCCATTACAGGGCCGCCATCCGCGCGTTGGCCCAGCACGCCGCCCAGAAGCGAGCCCAATTGCCCCGCGGCGCTATCTAAAAGTCCCGGCAAGGGCTGAAGGACAAACCGGTCGAGCGCCAGTTCGGCGAAGGTTCGCGCGATCCGTTCCGCCATGTCTGAAAAGCTCAACTCGCCCGAGCGCGCCGCCCCTTCTAGACTGGACGCGATATCGCGACCTGCGCGTTCAAACGCGTCTGACAAGGCCCGCGCCGCGCTTTCGCCCTCACGCGCGGTCTCGGTCAGTTCATGTCGCGCTGTACTGGCGTCAGCGGCAAGGTCAGACAGATCGAAGGTGTCGGTCATTAAGAGACTCCATCAGGAAAATCCTTGATCAAGGCGTCGAGCGTCTGACGCCCCAGCGGCGGCGCAGCCTCCGGCCCCAGCGCCGCGCACAACGCCCGCCATTCCGCCAGCGACAGCGCCCAGAAGGCGTCTGGGCTGAGCCCGAATCGCAGCACGCCCAGCGCGAACCAGCCTGGCCAGCGCCCGGTCATGTGAGGTTCGCTTCAAAACAGGACAGCACGGCCCGGGCTGCATCAGCGGGCGCGGCGGCGTTCGCAAGCGCCTCTGCATCCTCATGTCCGCCCGCAGACAGCAAGGCTCTGAGAACGCAGCTGAGATCCTGTGCTGACAAGGCGCGAAACCGCTCGGACAGCACTTCCAGCCCTGAGACGCCCAGCGCCTCTTCGATCTGCATCAGGGCTGCCAGGCTGAGACGCAGCGTGACGGGCGCCTCGCCCAAATGGGCGCGCACCTGTCCAGATTGAAAAATTGTCATGAGCGCAATCTTTCTGCGCCGTTAGAGTGGGCGCGGATCAAAGTGAAGGGATCATCCATGCGCCGCCTCATCGCCTGCTTCGCCCTCGCCTCGCCGCTGGTTCTATGCGGGTGTGAAAGCCTGTTTCAGGACGTTTACGACGAACGCTATGAGGAAGAGTGCGAGACCTTGCGCAATCCTGACGCCTATCGCGCCTGCCTCAATGAGCTTGAGGACATTCAGCGCCAGCGCCGGATCGACGCGCGCAGCTCAGAGAGCTGAAAAGGTCAAAGCACCCGCAGACGCCAGTGACAGCGAATAGCTTGCCTCACCGTCATGGCGGCCGGAATATTCCAGCGCCGTCACCAGGAACGGGCCTTCGATGACGCCAAAGTCCGGCACGATCACTTGAAAGCTGCGCTTGGCCTGATCAAAGAAGATCCCGCGCACGGTCTCATCCGCGGCGCTATCAACGAAGATCCCCGCGCCCGAAATCGCTGCATTGCGCACACCGGCCCCGTCCAGCAACTCGCGCCAGCGACCCGGACTGTCGGCATGGGTCACCTCAACCGCGCGGGCGTTCAATGACAGGGTTTTCGCCCTCAGCCCCGCGAGAGTGGTGAAACTTTCCGGCGATCCGCCATCGCCGATTTTTAGCAAGACATCCTTGCCCGCCTGCGCCGTCATGGCGTGTCTCCTTGGATTTGAATGAGAGTTCTGACCCGCGCCAGCCCCTGCACGATGCGGGTGTCTGAGGTAGAGAAGAGGTCGGCGTAGACCAGGCGCGGATGGATCGCCGCAAAGGGCGGCTCCAGCGTCACAGAGCCTGTCTCAAGCGCCGACCGGATCGCGCCCAGTGCCTTTTTGATGGTCTCGCTGTCATCGCGCCGCCCGCGGATCAAAAGGGTCTGGCGCAGATCAGTCAGCCGGGCCTCGCTGGCGTCCGCCGCCTCGCTTATCGCCCGCCCCAGATACAGAAACGGATAGCGCACGCCGGATTTGGGCTGATCAAAGACACGCGCCTCCAGCTGGGCCGTGACGCCAGGATCGCTGCGCAAATGCGCCAGAAGGCCGCTCTGAAACGCGGCTTCCGCGCTCATAGCCTCACCCGTGTGGAGGGGGCTAACAGCCGGTCCACGATCTCAGGCTCTGGCAGCGTCTCGCCCCCCTCGCCCCGATCCGCGCCATAGCGCGCCGCGACCAGATGCAGGATCGCCGCGCGCAAGGGCGCCGGCACGTCGTCGGGCGTCTCGCCATACCCGGCGGTGAACTCAATCTCGATCCCGCCCGCCTTGACCACGGGCCGGGGCAGGCAGAAGGGCAGGATCGCCACCAAACGTCCTGGCTCACCGGTCTCGACGCGGTATTCCGCCGAATCCCAGACCGAGAGCGTCCCGTCGCGCTCGCGCCCGCGCACTGCCTCGACGCTTTGCAGCGGCGCCTTGGCCAGGCTGACCGCCAGCCCGGACGCGCTGAGACGGTCCCGCGGCCAGTCATCAAGCTGCTCACGCCAGCTCTGGGTGATCAGCGCGAGCCCGGTTCGCACTTCGACATGTTCGCGCGCGGCGATGATTGCGTCCGTGATCAATGCATCGTCATCTGAATGAGACACACGCAGCCAGGATTTCGCCGTCTCCAGACGGACGGGTTCCGCTCCGGGCGGGCTTAAAAGCGTAAGAGACATCGCGCCGCCTCCTTTTCTAAAAAGCAAAGCCCCGGCGCTAGCGCCGGGGCTTTGAAGTGAGGGAGAAGGCTTGGGTCAGGCGGCGAATTTCAGACACTTGATGGCGTCGAAATCCTGCACGCCGCCGCCGACGCGGCGGGTGGTGTAGAACAGGACATAGGGTTTCGCCGAATACGGATCGCGCAGCACCTGAACGCCCTGGCGATCGACGACCAGATAGCCGCGCTCGAAATCGCCAAAAGCAATGGAAAAGCTGTTCGCGCCGATATCGGGCATGTCCTCGGCCTCGGTGACGGGATAGCCCATCAGGCTCGCCGACTGACCCGCGCTTTGGGCGGGCTGCCAGATATACTGGCCGTCCGCATCCTTGAACTTGCGCACGGCGGAGACCGTCGAGCGGTTCATCACAAACCGGCCATTGGCGCGATAGGCGGTCTTGGGCGCGTAGATCAGATCAATCAGCGCGTCGGCGGGATCGGTGACAGAGAACCCGCCAGACACGCCGGTCGAGACAAACCCCATTTCGCCCCAGCTCTCCGTGCCAACTTCGGCCATGGTGTAGCTCAGGAAGCCACGCGGCTTGTTGACGCCGTCGCCCGAGACGAACGCTTTGCCCTCGGCCTCCGCGAAGACGTCGCGCACTTCTTCAGCCAGCCATTGTTCAAGATCGACCAAAGCGTCATCAAGGATCGCCGGGGTCGCGGCGGGCATGGCGTAAAGCTCGGCGGTGGGAAATTCCAACAGCTCCAGCGAGGACGCGTCGGTTTCAGGCCGGCTCGCGGTCTCCGCCGCCCAGGCGCCGGCCGCGCCGCCTGCGCTGACGGGTTTCTTGAAGGTATGGCTGCGGGTCTGTTTCACCGTGGCGATGGAGCGGATCGGGCTGACCTCTCGGATCAGGCGTTCGATACGCGTTTCCAGCTCTGCCGGGGCCACATGGCCGCCCGTTGGGCCGGTCTGGCCCGACAGCGCTTTTTGATCAAGCGCAGGCGTTTCGCCTGTCCGCAGAAAGCCGCCCCAGCCTGCCGATTTCACATCGGCGCCCGAGAGATCCGGCCGCGCAGCTTCCCGGCTTAGACGATCGAGGCGGGAGTGGGCCTCGCTCAATGCGGCGTCGATACGGTTCACCTTGTCGGTGATCAGCGGATCAGCGCCCGTTTTGGATTCCAGCGCCTCCAGGCGGTCGTCATTGGCCTGTTTGAAATGCTCAAACGCGGCCAACATATCCGCCATGGCCACACGCGTGTCAGCGGTAGGAACCGCCATCTTGGTTTCCCGGCTCATGAAAATCCTTTCTGTTCATGATGCATAGTCAAAGCGGTCAGGCCGCCGACGCGGCGAGCCGCGCCTCAGAAGCCCCAAGGACGCGAAGCCGCGCCTGGGCCAGCATGGGAAAGGTGACGATGGACACCTCCCACAGATCGAGCTGAAGCAGATCGCGCCCGCCGCCCGGACGGGGGGCGGAGCGCTGTGTGCGAAATCCGATGGAGAGGCCGTCCACCGCCCCCTCCCGCACCAAGCCCAGGGCGGCCTTGCCACGCGGGGCGGTCGAAAGAATGCGGCCGCGCACATAAAGCCCGCGGCCGTCCTCGGCGATCTCATCCCAGACGCCCACAGGTTCTGCCGCATCATGCTGGAACAGCATGCGCACCCGTGTGGGGCCACGCGCCTTGAGCCCCTCTGCAAAGGCTCCCGCGCGGACGAGATCGCCGCCCTGATCCTCGATATCAAACAGGCTGGCATAGCCAGCCACCTCCAGCGTTTCGCCAGAGCCGTTCAGCGCCTGCATGCGCGCCTCCCCTGATAGTGTGAAAAGCGGACGGTTCAGTCCTGTTCGAGGCGCCGCTCGATACGGTCGAGCGCAGCGCGCGAATGCGCAGCATGCGCTTCCAGCCGCGCCAGACGTTCGGCCACCGGGGCCGAGGCGTCCGCGCGGGTTTCCAGCTGATCGAGGCGCTCATTGGCGGCGCCGGTCCAGATCAGAGCGCCCGCGGTTTGCAGCGTCAGCGCCAGAATGACGCCGAGCGTAATCGAGCGATCAAGCCGCCAGGGGCTGATCGTATGCGACGCATCGCTCATGACATGCCTCCTTGCGGCGCAAGACCCAAAAGCGCGCGCTTTTCATCGGGCGACAGGAAGTCCGCGCCAGAGATTTGCGCCCAGCGCGCAGCGCGCTCTTCGGTGAAGGCGGGAAGCCCGTCTTCATCCACGCACAGCGTCGGATCGGTCCCGAACCAGGGCGCCAGAAAGCGATTGAGCGCGGCGGCGGTTTTCTTCGCCAGCGGCAACACGGTCTGGCGGTAGAAGGCCTGATTGGCCTCGCGATAATTGGAATAGGTGTTATCGCCCGGCAGCCCCAGCAGCATGGGCGGCACCCCAAAGGCCAGCGCGATTTCGCGCGCCGCCTCTCGCCTGGCCTGGATAAAATCCATCTCGGCGGGGGAATGGCCCATGGGCTTCCAGTCGAGCCCGCCCTCCAATAGCAAGGGCCGACCGGCATTGTCGGGACCGGTGTAGAGACTTTCGAGTTCGGATTTCAGCCGGTCAAACTGATCGGGCGTCAACCGCCCCTGCCCCTCTGAGCCGGTTTTCATCACCAGAGCGCCGGACGGCCTTGCCGCGTTATCCAGAAGCGCCTTCGCCCAGGCGCCGCCCGAGGCGTGCACATCCACCGCCCGCGCCGCCGCCTCCATCGGCGACAGGCCGTATTGATCATCGGTCGGGTTAAAGAGCTTGAGATGCAGGACCGGCGAGCGGCCCGAGGCGCGATCGCGCTGAAACACCTGCGCGCCGGACGCCGTGCGATACTCCCAGCCTTCCGCCCAGCCCTTCGCGCCGGTCATCACCCGCACCCGGTCAGGCC